GTGAGGTGAGTGCACACACTGATAGCCTTGTGCCGGTGAGTGCGTGTGAGGGTTGTGAGACACGGTGAGATGTGGAACACGGTTGCGACGAGCCAGTGCCTGCGTCTGTGGCCTTAGAGGCCGGGACAGGTTAGCTTGTAGTCGCGAGAGAGAACCCTTGAAACTGCAGCTGACGCGAAGTGAGTACCGTACTCAGCTTGGCGGCAGTGTTCCTGCAGCTCGAGAGCTTCTGTTCCCGTGAGCCGATACCGCTTGAAGATGGCGGCGTCGGTGAAGAAGATGGTGGTGGGGGTGGTTGGAGAGGGAGAAGAAGTGGACGGGGTGGCGTCAACCTTGTAGGCGAGTCGCGTGTCGATGGCACGCTTGATGGCCGCTTCCGTCTGGGAGCTGACAAGTGTACCTCCTACACGTTTCTTCATCACATCGATGATGGGGATGGAAACGTCGGGGTAGCAGCCTTGCAGCAAGCCACGGTGGAAAGCGTTTGCTCGGTCGCGAAGGGACTCAGAGCGTCGACCGGGAAGGTCGCCATGTGGTCGCCCACTCGAGCGTAGTAGTACGCCGATGTTGAGCACGGCTTCGTAACTGCCGTCCTGGGTTTGGTGAGGGGAGTGTTTGAGAAACTGGATATCCTCCGGTTCGGGGCACGGTTCGAGACTGATCGAGTACCCTGCGTTCATGGCGGCAGCAATGATCTGCCCTGCCACATCGCCAGGTTCAATCTTGGCTTCAGCGATGGCCAAGCCGTAAGATTCCGATGCGAGGTTGTTGATGCGCGTTGTTCCGGACCACCCGCTGGTGAGTATGCGTCCTTCGAAGGTGAGTTCGACATACTTCCCTGGTTCCATCTTCTCCCCTTTACGGGGTACGGGGAAGATGCGCAGGGGGCGGGCACATTGCTGCGTCAGATTGAGTGCGTCAGCCTGTGCGATGTGCGGGGTGGTTTTCACATAGACGTCGAAGATGGCGTCAGTGTGCGTGCGGTCACACGAGTTGATGTCGGAGTTGAAAATGTACACTTGTCCGTCGATGCGCACTGATATACACGCGTCGTCAGAAAAGTAGCACATAAACCCACGACCGGGTGGGTTCATCAACAGCGCGAACACGGTGTTCAACGCGTCTCGTTTCGGGGAAGCCACGAACATGAAGGTGATTCCACAGTAGACGAAGGGTTCATTCGCCTCTGCCTCCTTGAGCAACTTGTTCAACCAAAACCCTTGCAAGCTTGCGTGAACGCCGTAGTCACCGAGCATGCGCCCATATTTTCCAGGTTTGGCGAATTCACCCGGTTTCATCTTATACAACACTGTGAGTTGCTTGACGTTACCGGTGTGCCAAAACTGGTCATGGACGATGCCTGTTTCTACGAGTTCGCGATACGCGGCAATGCGTAACGCAGCTTTTGGGTGCGCGTCAGCGTAATGCTCAGCTGCCGCGTCAAAGGCGTTGGTGTACTCTAGGAAGTACTTCTCAAAGCACTCTCTCCTCCTCTCATAGTGGTCTGCATGTGTTAGAAGGAAGTGTTGCTGATTGTGTTGAAGTCGTTCGGCCAATCCCGGGTGTTCAGGGAAAGCGACTTCGGTGATTCTGCGCATGGCCAACCTTGTGCAGTGGTTGCATTTGCAGTAAATGATCCCAGTGTGAGCAAAACTGGGCCCGACTACGGACCTGTACGTCCCGTCGTACAGAGCGATCGGCTCGTTGGAGTATGCATCGCCGTCACTCGCGTCGAGAAAGGAGTCGCTGCCAAAGACAACTTCGCCATCCCTCCACCATTGCTTGCCTTTGGTGCAGGTGAAGCGATGGTTGTAGACAAAGGGTTTGTCTACTGCGCATGGGATGGCTCGCTGTTTGTAGACGACGCCTCTTTCCGCGAGCGAGATGAGGCGATGGGCCGAAAAGTTGGCGCTTTGCTGATGCGCGCAACTCCAACCTGCCACAGTTTATTCTTGGACGCTACTTCCTGGACGTAGGCAAGCATCGACATCTCGTAAACCGTAGGCAGTGAGAGAAATTTGTCGTGGTACACGGTCTTCTTAAGCGCATCACGCATGGACCCAACGTACGACTCGTAGAAGTTGCCTTCAAGGTCATACATGGGGCGGGTCCACAGACGCGCGTTGTGCTTAAGAATGTAAATCACCACTGGGAACACAGCGAGTCTGGCGGATGCGCCATACTCACTGACAAACGACACGTGGTTACGTGCACGTTCCAGTTGGTGGGTACGCTCGTGTTTTTCGAGTGCCACGCCTTTACGTCGGAGGAAGCCGTTCCATCCGAATCTCTTTCTCTGGTGGTCGTGGGTGATGATGCGAGTGGTGTGCTGGCTGTCGTCTCGGTCGTGGACCTCTTCCTCGACTTCAGTCAGAAATACACCCTTGAACGCGTTGGCCAAACGTGTCCAAGAACCGACGGTGCTGCTTGACCCTGTGAAGTAGATCGTTCTCTCTTCCGTGGCCAATATCTCTTCGTCGGTGTACTCACATTCCTCCTCGTCACTGCTGTCGCTGCTGTCCGACGATTCAGATGACGCGTCCGCCTCACCAGGAGAAGCGGACTTCGGTTTGCCCTTCTGCGGCTTTGGCGAAGTCACAGCGTGGGCGCACAGCTGCGCGAAACGTTCACGCGCAGCTTTCCGGGCCGCCTTTTGCTCACGGGCGGCCTCTACCTTTTCGCGGACAGCTTCTCGTTCTTCCATGGCTCGGATGTCCTTGGCGCGATACACTGCCTCACGTCTCCTTGCAAGGGCGGTGGCGAATCGGGTGATTCTTACGCCACGAAGTGGTTGGAGACCCACTTCTTCACCGCCACGCTTTGCTACCGCCTCTGGTTGTGCCACAGCCGCCACCTCTCTTCCGCCGTCGTCGTTGTCACGCTGCACCGGTTGCACATGCACGACCACGTCAGAGCTGCTGCAGCTACTGCTGCTGCTACTCGATGCGCTTTGGTCTGCGTGCGGCTTATGCTCCCGGTGCATCGCAACGTCAACGTCGCCGTCGAGGGGTGGGGCTGAAGGTTCGGGACCGGAGGCGGTCGCGTGCTGCTCAGCTGCAGCGTCTTCCTGAACAACTAGGGGTCCGGGAGGCGTCATCGCTTCCCAGGCTGCCCACCACGTTGGGCCCCAGTCGGACTCGGCTCTTGACACAGCATGTGGGGGGCTGGCAGCAGCAACGGCGGAACATTCCTCTCCGGATTTCTCCGGGTATACACTAGGTGCATTAAGACTGTTGCGCGCTGCCGGCTCCTCACTTCTGGC